AACGCGAAGGGCAGAGCATCGGCAAAGAAACAAGGCATGGATCTAAAACCGCCCGCCCCTCATCCAAAGACCCAGAAAGACGCCGCCCGTCGCAAATCTTTTTGCGCAAGAATGAGTGGTATGCCGGGGGCTATGAAAGATGAAAAAGGGAAGCCAACGCGAAAAGCGTTGTCTCTAAAAGCATGGAATTGTTGAAAAAAATTTGCACTCGCTGCAAAGCGGATAAGCCGTTAGATGCGGTAAATTTTCCGTTTCACAACAAAACAAAATCAGGGTTTGATAGCTGGTGTCGTGATTGCCGAAAAGAATACAGGAATGCAAATTCCAGAGGTATTTATAGAAACGCAATTTCAGATGAAGATCTAAAAGATTTAAAGTCATCAACCAAAGAGTGCGTAATTTGCGGCGATGAAACAAAATTGGTTGTTGATCACGACCATGCCACAGGAAAAATTCGCGGTATGCTTTGCAATCACTGCAATCGCGGCCTTGGGCATTTTAGAGATGACCCAACTTTGCTTGAATTTGCAGCCCAGTATTTGTATGCTTCTGCTGATATGCCTCAGTGGGAAAAGTACAAAGAACAAAATGAAATGAGTCGCTGAGATGGAAATGATATGGAATACCGTGCTGAGCTTTGTAGTCGCACTGATCCTTTGGGTTCTAAAGGAAAAGTCTGCGGAGCTCACGCGCATCACAATTCTTTTGAATCGCACACGCGAGGAGGTTGCCCGTGATTACGTTACTCAGGCAGAAGTGCAGCGCATTACTGACCACATTGACCAACGCTTTAACAAACTTGAAGCAAAAATTGACCAGCTTATTCAGCAAAGGACAGTGAAATGAAAAAGACTAAACGATACGACGGCGAAGACGGCAGCATGGTGGAAGCCGGTTCTGGCTCTATGAACGACGACAACAGTGGCGCACCGCCAGCTGCATCGCCATCACCACGCGCAACAAAGCAGCGCATTGTGAGCAAAGAAGAGCTGGAAAAATCTGGCATGACCTTGCGTGACTTCTTGAACAAAGAACGCGGCCTGACCCGTCGTGGTGAGTCATCGACTCCCGCCCCAACGAAATCGGCTCCTGTGCCAACGGCACGCCCAACAACTCCTCCTGTTGGCGACGCAACTGATGCCGCACCCAAGAAACAGATGTATCGCACATTCGGCGGCAAGATGGCTGAAAAGTCACCTGATACCGATGCAATGTCTGGCGTGCGTGAGACTATTGGTCGCGGCTTGAAGTCTGCTGCTGAAGGCGTTGGCGACTATGTGCGCGGCCTCGGTAAGCGCGAAGAAAAGCATGGCACCTATGTTAAAGACGGCAAGGTTGTGAGATATGCAAAAGGCGGTTCGGTGTCCAAAGCATCTAGCCGTGCTGACGGCATTGCTCAACGCGGCAAAACCAAAGGACGGATGATCTAATGCCTGCTGTTTCAGCCAAGCAAAAGAAATTCATGGACGCTGCGGCTCACAACCCAGCGTTTGCGAAGAAGGCTGGTGTGCCTGTAAAGGTCGCCAAAGAGTTCAGCTCGGCCAGCAAAGGCCAAACATTTTCCAAAGGTGGCGATATGAAAGAATCCAAAGCAATGGTGAAAAAGGAAGTTGGCTTTATGAAAAAAGCTGGCGCACCTAAGTCCATGATCAAGCACGAAATGTCCGAAATGAAGGGCATGAAAAAAGGCGGTAGCGTCAAGCCAACCGCTATGGGCAAAGTGAAAACTGCTGCCCCAAGCATCAATGGTGTTGCCACTAAGGGCAAGACCAAAGGCAAACAAATCAAAATGTAAGGAGGCTGTTATGGCTGATGATGCAGAAACAAAACGCGCCCGTGCTGAAGCCCGTGAGATGGCTGAGCAAAAGAAGCTGGACAAGGTTTATGAGGCATCGCGCACTACTCCTTACGCTGGCGGTGGATCTGTTGGCAGTGCTTCTCGCCGTGCCGATGGTTGCGCGGTGAAAGGCAAAACCAAAGGCACCATGATTGCCATGTATGGCGGCGGGAGAGCGTGTTGAGAGCCAGCCGAGGCATGGGGGACATAAACCCCAGCAAGATGCCTAAACCCAAGCGAAAGGCGCGCCGCGACAATACTGACTTCACTCAGTATGCCGAGGGCGGGCCTGTGGGTCTTTACGCAAACATCAACGCCAAACGCAAGCGTATTGCTGCTGGCTCTGGTGAGAAGATGCGTAAGCCCGGAAGCATGGGCGCACCAACAGCTCAAGCATTCATCCAATCTGCAAAGACGGCTAAAAAATGAGTTACACATCCGGCACCAGCGCTTTCAACATGGACTTCACGGAGATTGCCGAGGAGGCGTGGGAGCGCGCGGGCCGTGAAATGCGTTCGGGCTATGACCTGCGCACAGCGCGTCGGTCGATGAACTTGATGACAATCGAGTGGTCGAACCGTGGCCTGAATATGTGGACGATTGAGCAAGGCTCGATTACTTTGGTGCCGGGCTTGAACACATACGCCCTGCCAAACGACACAATCGACTTGCTGGATCAGGTCATCCGAACTGGTGGAAACAGCGCCAGCACTCAGGCTGACCTGAACATTTCTCGCATAAGTGTTTCTACCTATGCGACCATTCCAAACAAGCTGCAACAGGCTCGTCCTATTCAGGTTTGGATCCAGCGCTTGTCTGGCGAAGTGAGCCCCACATCGTTGACTTTGGATGGCGCCATCACATCGACGGCCACCACGATCACGCTGAGCTCTACGGCTGGCTTGGCTGCTGCGGGCTACATCAATGTGGACAGCGAAACCATCTACTACGGCTACATCAGCGGCAATACGCTGGGCAATGTTTTCCGTGGCCAGAACGGCACAACAGCAGCTTCCCATGTTGACAACACCAAGGTGTATGTGAACCAGCTTCCAGCAGTGACTGTGTGGCCAACGCCAGACAACACCACGACCTACCAGTTTGTGTATTGGCGTATGCGCCGCATTCAGGACGCCGGATCCGGTATCCAGATCGCTGACATGAACTTCCGTTTCCTGCCCTGCGTGGTGGCTGGCTTGGCCTACTACATCGCCATGAAGGTGCCCGAGCTGATGGGTCGCATGGATATGCTCAAAGCAGCCTATGACGAGCAGTTCAACTTGGCCGCAGGTGAAGATCACGAAAAAGCTCCGTTGCGCTTTGTGCCCCGTCAGATGTTTATTGGTGGGGGTACGCCCTAATGGGTAATCGTTTCGCATCAGGCAAGTTCTCGATTGCCGAGTGTGATCGGTGCGGGCAGCAGTACAAGCTGAAGCAGCTCAAGACTGAGATCGTCAAGACGAAGAGGTACGACCTGAAGGTTTGCCCTGAGTGTTGGGATCCAGACCATCCGCAGTTGTTGCTGGGTATGTATCCAGTCGATGACCCGCAGGGTGTTCGTGAGCCACGCCGCGATACGACCTATGTGACATCGGGCACGAATGGTTTGCAGCTGTCGCCCACCGGTGGCGATGCTGGTAGCCCTTCTGGCGGTTCTAGGGATATTCAATGGGGTTGGCTACCGGTAGGCGGCGCCAGTGAATTTGATGCTGCTTTGACGCCAAATTACTTGGTGGCGGTGGCTAGTGTTGGTACAGTAACAATCACCGTAAGTTAAGGAGTTGGAAATGGAAAAAGCCCAAATGAAAAAGATTGCTGATGTCGAAGCAAACAAAGTCGTGAAGAGTCACGAAAAGAAAATGCACGGCGTAAAAAAGATGGCAAAAGGCGGAGTTACAAGCGAAAATATGCGCAAGTACGGTCGCAACCTTGCCCGTGCTATGAACCAGAAATCTGGGAGCAAGTAATGGCTAAATTCAGCAAAAAGATGGGCGGCAAAGAGGTTGGCGATGCCAGCGTCTACGCAGCTCCACATGACATGAAAGGCAATCCAATGCCTATCTCTACAAATCCCGGCCAAGGCAAGAACCAGAGCAAAGCTGACACCGTTCAAATGAGCGTCGGCAATGTGTCTAAAGGTGACGGCAAGCCAACAAAAACTACTGGCATCAAGATTCGTGGCACCGGTGCTGCGACAAAAGGTGTAATGGCACGCGGCCCTATGGCTTGAGGTTCACATGACATACGATGAATTGGTCATAGCCGTTTCCGATTACTGTGAGAACACGTTTGTCACATCGGCAATGAACACGATGATTCAGCAGGCAGAGCAGCGTATTTACAACACTGTTCAGCTTGCTAGTCTTCGCAAGAATGTGACCGGACTCATCAACGCAAACAACAAATATTTGTCAGCGCCTGACGATTTCTTGTCAACATATTCGTTGGCAATTTATCCAGTTGGCGGTGGTGACTATTTGTACTTGCTCAACAAAGATGTGA